ACACAAGCCAGATAGAACTATAACTTAAACTGTCAATATATTTATTTCTGCAATCATGACAAAAGACTATATCTATTTCAGCATCATAAAGGTATGCATAATCAAGTTTTTCATTGCAGTATTCACACTTTTTAGTCACTTGATTCACCACCTGTTATTCAAATAAATTCTAAGTTTTATACAGAGATTCTGGAATCTCTCGTCATTTTAATAAATCATTGAGTTTAGCTTTATATTCTTTAACTTCTTTTTTCAATCCTTCTATCTGCCTTTGGTAACTTATAAGACCAAAGTTAAGAATATATTCAAGATTTTTCTTTTCAGCTTCTTCGTATTTCTTTAATATCTCGTCAAACAGTTTAACAATTTCATTATTCATTTCATCAACTCCTTATAGATTGTTGAATCCATTAAAAACATGAATTTATTCAAACTCAGGTTCAAATTTTGCGTTTAACATCTTAGCAGCATATAGAGGGAATTGTGAATTGTAACCCTCATATTTATGTGATAAACAAATAAGTAACGCTTGATCAAAATTACTTGCCATTTCATGTAAAGATTTATAATTGTGGAAAGTTGAATATAGAATCTCTTTAGAATCTCCAGCTCTTCTTTTAATTTTAGCAATTTGAAAATCGTTTACTTCCCATATTTCTAATACCTTGTAGTAGTCGGATAACTGTTCTTCAATTGGTTTTAACCTTTGCTGTCTGTTTTTATGTTCATCAATGATATGGTTGATTTGAATTTCTTGAAATGTAGTTAAGTTTTTAAAGTCTCTCACTGTTATCACCTCAATAATTTATATGTCACAAAACCCTAAGAAAGTAAAAGTAATCTTTTATAGAGAATTAAGTTTTTCTAAATGTCTGTTTAAATTGCTTAACCAATATATCTGGTTATCTGTTGCATACATAAGACTTTCTTTATCGTGCTTTTCATTATCTAAGTTAATCAAATAGTCTAGATCTTTTTTCCTTCCTTCTGCCGTGTATTTCGGGTTAAAGTCCTCCATCTCTTGAAAACGTTTCTTTTTCATATACTCTTTAAATTTGGTTGCATCGGTAAATGTTTTACTATCAATAGTTATACTAAATGTCATTTTTCAACATCTCCATTAAATACTGTTTTGTTATATCCGGCAAACTCTGAATAAAATTATACACTTGTTCTGCATCCTCTTTAGCCTTTCGACTCAAGTTCTCATTTGTAAGAACAGAGTTTTGCAATGTGTTAATGCTCTTAGGCGTTACTTTTAATTCATATTGATTTAAAATCTCTGCTGTCTGTTCTTCATCTAATCCTAAAAAGTTCAAAATATTCATACAGACATTTCTATCTGGATTCTTTATTAACCCTCTTTCCAATTGTGATACATAGGTTTCTGCCATTCCTACAGCCCTTGATAATTCCCTAGAACCAATGCCAGTACTTACTCTAAGTTCCTTAACTTTTGCTCCAATCATTGTCTGTCTCCTGTTATTCATATTCCAAAGAAATACATGTTTTAACCGAAAAATAAAGCCCCATACAATACGCCTAATACTATCGTAAATAAAACACCTTTCCAAGTAAACGGACATATCAGATCATTAATATGCACTCGGTTATCATGACACCCATTTGGGCAACTACAACCAGTTTTAATTTCCACTCCACAATAAGCACATGTTATTCTCATGTTGTCACTTCCTTTAGATGCTGTGTTTACTTTGCTACTGGTAAATCACACATACAATATTCACACTGTCTTTCATGTTTATTTACATATTCTTTACATTTAGGACATTTCTTGTTCTTCGGAGTGAGGATAAAAGCAGCTATACCCAGTGTGATAAGTAATGTATTAATCATGTTATTCACCTTCTTATGTTATTTTAACTTTGCGTTACTGAATATTTAGTTTCTACAATAATAACTTTCTCAATATACCCATTCCCATAATTCAAAGATGTTACTTGTTCTTTAATATCTTCGGCTATCTCTTTAGGAAACAATCCAAGAGTAAAAGCACTGTCTTTTGTGACTAATGTTATACAATGTTTGTTATTCATTTCAACACTCTCCTTAAATGCATCATTTCTTGGGAATTTTAATCCTCATCCCCATACAAAGGGACTGTAATCACATTGTTATCTCTTGCATAAAGAATTGTTTCGCCAATTGGATCAATTCCCATTAACTCGTAAACTTCTCCATCTGGCATGATTAAATACTTTTCAATGTCATTCACTTAAATAGCCTCCTCCCACTCAACCGGAATTGTAACAAGCATATTAGGGTAGATCATTTGGGCAGTAGTTAGCGCATCGACTATATCTGTTCCACGTACATTTATGTATCTGCTGCCATGATCAAAGTGTAGTTCTAATAGGTATATATTCATGTTGTTGTATTCCTCCATTGCTTCATCTCTTACCGTTAAATCCATTATAAACCATAAATAAATGTATTTCAAGTGATATTTTTATATTTATTCTTCCTTTCACATTGCTGATTTATGCAGATATAAAAAATGTGCTACCCTTTCGAGTAGCACTAGTATAACTCTCATACCTAAACATTTGAACCCTTGTGATATTGTTCGGTATGTATCGTGAGTGTTTTAAACTCACAATGTATAGTTTATGTTAATTTTAACCCTATGTCAATGTCTTTTATACTCCCTCTTTAGAACGGAAGAAGAAACCCAGAATACAGCAAATTGTACACAGATCATTCCAGAACTTATTGCACATAGTAGAAGGATATCAAGTAACATGATTATTTAACGCCTCTCATTATATCAATTAATGATGAAGGGCTGAACTGGTTTACATAGGCTTCTACATTTGGCTGTAAGGCTACATTTGTAAAGTTTAATATTTGGTCTAACTGGAATGGTAAAGCGACACTAGAAACGATTAGGATAGCTTTGAATGTAAGTTTCATCATTTCCCATTGCTGTTCCTCCAAGTAAGTTAATGTTTGTGGCTGCGTTTCTCCTTTATTCATGAATTCCTTAATTGTCATTGTTTGAGTTTGCATTCGAATCACTCCGTTTTTGTTCTTTCAATTGTTGTTTATACAATATTTATATGTGTTAGGAGTGTAATGGGTGAATGCCTATGTATTATTTTATGTATATATTTTAACTTAAGTTATGTTGTTTCAAATATTCATCTCTTACTTTTATTGCTTCTGATAACTCTTTAAAAATCCCTAAGTATATTGGTTTCTGTCTATTTTCTTTATTATAAAATCTAACTATCCATTTTTGTTTTCCGATATGCCATATGATATATTTTTCTTTTGAAAAAGAAGGTCTTGTGGAAGATAATAATTCTTCACCTCGCATACCCGATCTGTATCTACTGTATAAAAGTGAAGATGAAAGTCCTACTGCTTCAGCCCATTGAGATAATGTTTTAGTTTCTTCATTGATTGTAACAAACACGTTATTTCTTTTATTATTGGCTTGTTCTTTTATAGTAGCCCATCGACAATTCGAAGGTTCATAATTTCCATTTACATCAATACGGTCAATCGATAAATCATCGGTATAGCCATTCTCATTTGCCCATTTATAAAAATTATCAAGTCCATTTTCATCATCTTTCCATTCATTGCATACTTGAATTCCTCTGGCTCCATAATATTTATATTCTTTTCTGTTAGGGTTATAACATCTTTCAATCATTTTAAACCATGTTTGATATAATCTATCTCTCGATTTTCCATGTCCATTTTGTCGTCCTGCTTTTTCTTTGTGTAAGCACCCACAACTTTGAGTATTACCACTTGTTAAACTACTTACAGGTACGTCTGTTTCATTTCCACAATCACATTTACACTTCCAAATAGTCTGCCCAGATTTATGTATTCCTGACCTGTTTATTACTGTCAGCCTTCCAAATTTCATATTTGTTAGATCAAGTTTTTTCGGCACTAAATATTCCTCCTTTTTAAAATGGCAGGAATTCCCTGCTTGGTAAATATACCATTAAGTTTTATGTTTTGTAAATAATAATTTTATCCCCATAAAACAAAATAAAAACCACTTTTCATCTGAAAGTGGTTAATTGTTTAACTTTGTAATTGTGACTGTCTGCTTATCTTCGCTCCACTCTACCTTATCCATTAGTTCACCATTGAAATAAAGAATGTCTTGGAGTTCCCTTTTAGTGTTGGCGAACATTCTAGTTATTGGATAACCTTCTTGTTTAATTAAAATTGTATACATATTATCACTCCTTAAATTCGTTGCTTTATTCTGGCAGATATATTTGATCACACTTATCACATTTGTAATATCCACTCCATGATGGAAGAGGCTCCACATATTCGCCTTTTTCATTACAAGGATAAAACCCTTCATAATGAGCTTTATTACCACATTTACAAGTAAACTCATCATCCATAACAGTTTTGATTATCTTCATTATTGCCAACTCCTTTTTCCAATGAAATGGGAACTTTATTTAAAGTTTTGTAATAGTTGCCGTATATTTATCTTCACTCCATTCAACTAAGTCACTTTCAACTGAATTAAAGTAAATCATTTGATTTAATTGCTGCTCAGAACTGGCATATAATTTAGCCATTGGATAACCTTCCTGTTTAACGTAAAGTGTGTACATTTTCTTACCTCCGTTTCATTTAACTCTTACCTATATTTTACATCCTACATTCAATAAAGTCAACATTATGTTAATGATATTTTTAATCTTATATTCCTATATGTCCATTGTTCCCATAATGCAATCCTCAGAGTTATCACGTATAATTAACTCATAAGCCGTTAAGACAACGGCTTAAATCTAAAACACTAGGAGATGATTCTTAAATGGCTAAAAACAAACGCAATAATCAAATCCAGTATGTTTTAGATCAAATCAAAAATGAAGTGGCTGCTGAAATGGGGATTCAAGAACTCAATGCAGATACAACAAGCCGTGTTTGTGGTCAAGTAGGTGGACAAATGACGAAACGTTTAATTGTTATAGCTGAACAGATGTTACAAGAACAAAACAAATTACAATAGATAATAAAAGAAACTCCTCTTATTTATAGAGGAGTTTTTACTTTATATTTAAATTGTTACCGGATGGATCTATCTCTAATCTATATTTAACAGTCTTATAAACTGGTTGAAAGGGATTAAGGTAAGTACTTTATATTGTGTATGTTCTAAACTGCCATTGCTTCACGTTTATTGATGTTTGGTGTAAATGTTGTTGTAACTGTTCTTTGTGGCATTTCAACTAAGCCCAATTGAATCATCATAGCTTGATTAACTTTATCCATTGTATCATCATCTATATGTGTTAATTTTTCTTTTAATCTACGAATATCTATTGTACGGATTTGCTCCAACATAATCACGGATTCTTTTTTGATTCCATGTTTAGATGGGGTTAATTCAACGTGTGTAGGAAGGCGTTTCTTCGTAATTTGCCCCGTTATCGCTGCAACTGTTATTACTGGGCTCACAGAGTTACAAACGGAATTGCTAAGTACTATACAAGGTCTAAGCCCACCTTGTTCGCAAAATTGTGATCCTGAAAAGTCACATAGGAAAATATCGCCTCTAGTTATGGATGGTCTTTGCATCGTCATATTCTCATTCATTTTAATCACCTCTCATGTTGTATTTGATATATTTATATTCAAATACTGTACCGTTTATGTTTTATTTTTTGATTTTGTTTTTCTTATTATCATTATACACCAACCTGTCTCATATGTAAATATTTGTTTTTGATATTTTTATTATTGTCATATGTATTATGTTTTATACTATATGTATTAGTTATTTTTATATTTTTGATTACCGCTTTGAAGTCTCTGTATTACATCTGGTCTTTGTAACGCCTCGTTCCTAGCGTTTATCGCTTCATCTAAGTTTTTATATGATCCTATTGTGATGCGTTCCTTTTCATTTATGTAAATAGACACCTTCCATCGTTTCTTATGTTCTAACCAAAGAATATATTTATGTCCTGATTTTGACACTTCTTTTGGTTTTAATAAATCTGCACCAGACCAACCTTCAGCAATTCTACTTTCGATTAGTTTTCTAGGTATTCCGCTAAACTTTGCCCATTCTGTAATAGTCTTTTTCTCTCCATTAATTTCAATTTGTCTTACTACTCTTCTATTGTCAGCTTGTTGACCTTTCGTAAACCATCGACAATTATCTGGATTATAGCCTTCATCATTATCTATTCTGTCAATTGTCAAATCATCAGCATACCCATTATTTAAAGCCCATTCTCTAAATTTTGGATAATCACTTATCCATTCTTCGCATACTGATATACCTCTTGCCCCATAATTATAATAAGCATGATCATTTTCATCGTGGCATCTCTTTTTCATACCTCTCCAAATTCTATACAATCTCTCTTTAGAATAGCCGTTAGTGGTCATATTCTTTTTCATTCTCGTGCTGCTTTCTGGTGAAATGCAGCCACAACTAATGACTGTTCCATCAATTAACCTACGTTCTTCGACATCCACTATCGTTTTATTTTCACAAGTACATTCACAAATCCATCTTTTCAATGGTTTATCTTTGTATCCTAATTTTCTTTTGATAACTACCAATTTACCAAATTTTAAACCAGTTAAATCATAATTCCCATTCTTATCTTTTAATATATTTTCAATTGGAATAAGGTCAAAATGCCTCTGCGCCTTACTTATTTTCTCTCTAACTTCCTTGCTCTGTGTGGGTGAAATTCCCCCATATTTCTTTAAGTTAGTTTCTTGTTGCTTTCGTCTAACTTCAGGTAAATACAATGAAGTAGTTACTCCATATTTAATTTCCATAACTTCAGATTGTTTTATTATTTTACATTTATTGCAAGCATCCTTATTAACTAAATCTCTTCGATAACTGGTATATGTATTATACATTACTTGATAACCATCGCCACAATAATCACATTTTACATCAACATATGCTTTTGCACCTTGCATTAATTCTTTTACGTCCACTTCAAATGCTTGATTGTATCCGGTGTATGGATAGCCTTTATTCTCATAATGCTCTCTGTTCTTTGGATTCCATTTAACAATTACCTTTTGATCTAATAGCATTTAATTCTTCCTCCTTCAATATTATGTATCATTCCTCCTGACTGACATAGATGTACAACCTTATAATACTATATAAATATAAAAATATCAATTGTTAATATTAATTAAAAGGTATCTTTTATTGGAAAATATACGAAAATGAACCCTTATAAATCAAGGGTTCACGGCACATGCTGTTATTCATTTTCATGTATTTTAACTAAAAATTTATATGTGTTAACTGTTATTTAAATAATTTCAGTACCATTAAAATTACCACGCCTACGAACAATTCAATCACAAAGCCCACGACCTTTCTGTTATGCTGTTATTGAGATATAGCATTAACCAGTTTATTAAATTTATTTTCAAGAGTGTTGATTCTGTCTTTATGTTCTTGCATTTCTTCAATCATTAACTTCAAAATGTCCAATCTATCTATGGATTGTATAGCTTGACTGTTATTTGGATCTTGCTGCAATTGCTTCATTTTAAAGTATGTATTCACTAGTTGTCTTTGGACAGTCCATGATAAATCATCTGTAAAGGTTTTAACTAATAGTAAATAGCCGGATTCTGTGAGTAATATCAATTTATGCACGTTCTTTTGTACAGAGTATGTTTGACGTACTTTGCGTAATTCTTCACCAGTTAAAACTATATAGTCTTCGTTTTCTATGAAGTGTATTTTATTCCTTTGAAAATTTGCTTTTGCTGTTCCTTCTGGTCTGCTGTGAACTTGGTCTATATCTTTAAAAGTGACTATTCGTTGATTGTTGTATTCTTTAATTTCTAAGTCACAGTCATTGACTTTTACATAATCCTTCAGGTGTACCACATTGTCGCTGTTATTCAAATTCTCGCTTACTATAATTCCAGTTGTCTCCTCCGGTTCCACTTTCTTATAGCAGTGATTTTCTTTTAGTGGGCTTTCAAATGGTCTATTGATCAATTCCCTCTCATAGTCCAGTATTTTATTTTGGTCTGTATTGGGCATATATAATAACCATACGTCCACAAGATTTCCCATAGGTTGACGTAATTTAACTTTTTGACGCTTAATTTTTCCTTCCTGCTCTAACTTTTCGGCAGTTGTTCCAATGTCTTTACGATTTAATCTTTTTGCTGCATCAATCTGTAACATCATACCTTGAAACTTAATTAGTTTGAATAATGCGTTCGTGTGTTCTGTGTTTCCTGTAAATTTTCTTTTCATACTCCTTTTATATCCTCCTGTTATTTTGTTATTCAAATTTGCGGATAGCTTAAACCATCCATAGAAGATATAGATAAATTTATACCTATACCCTCTAGCATGATTTAAAGTCACCTGTTATTTAATATTCACTGGGTAAAAGTATTGTGGTGTATGATCTGTCCCATTCGGTAATGATGTAAAAATTAACTCCATTGCTGCTTTTATATTTGGCTACAATCCTATCATTGTTATGCTTTACAGCCTCATCATTCATTTTCCAGTCATCCTCTTCAAGTTCTCCCCAATTACCCTTTACATAGAGAGATAAAGCCGTGTTAATATCATCCATTGATAATTCTGCCATTGCTCCAGACGTTGCCACAACTTGACCTAGTTCAAATAATGCCATGTATAGCCTCCTGTTATGTGTTATTCGGTTTATAAGATGACAAAATTAAATCATCCATAAAGGGAACAGAGAATAAATCTATTCCCTCTAGGGTGATTTAATTAAGCACTCAAAGTATTATTCTTATATTTTGGGCTTAATCCATTTCTATTGATAGCACTCTCAACTAATGAATTAATTTTATCTATTCCATGTTGGTCTATTTTCTTCCTTAGATCCTCGAATAAATCAGTTTTAGTTTTAGCATTGGAGATAGGTAAACCGCATTTACATTCACATATGATATACGCCTTTTCAGTTTTTACAATAAACATATCCAATCCATATTTAGTTATAGGCTCCCCAAACACTTCCTCAAATTGACCAGTAACGCCATTGAATTTATAGAATGTATCAAGTTTAATGTCGTTTTCCGGTTTATCTTCTCTTGTTGCTCTTTTCTTATATTCAACCATTCCCACATAATCGCCTGAAGAAATACTATCTAAAATAGGCATTGTTCCTTTATCTGTAGATGGTAATTTTATACCAGTAATATGCGAGAATACTTTTTTACTTGTTGTATTCCCACTATGCAAAATATCTTTTAACATTTTTCTACAGTGTGGATTATCAATGTTTTCAATTAAAGTTAAGATTCTTTTCCCGTATAGGTCATCAAAATAACCTTTTTCATTAAGGAAAATTTCCCTTACAAGGTTCAATTTTTGCACGTTGCTATATTGAGTTTGATTTTCATTTAACCAGTTTTTAAACTCTTCTTGTTGCCTCTTTTCTTCTTCCTTCTTTGCTTTTTCTTCAGCTTGAATACGTTGCTTTTCTGCTTCCTCTTGTTTGATCTTGTTTTGTTCTTCCATTATAAAATTGGCTGCAATATGCTCATTGATTAAATCATTTTCAAGGAGATACACAGAATAATTGTATAATGTTTTGTTCACAGAATAAAATGACTCGTCTGGACTAACTAGCCTATAATCATCTTTAGGCTTTGTCATAGAATCCGTTTTGCTGCTATAGTAGGAATAATTATATTCAATTGTTGGTCTATATCCTTCTTGTAGTTTCTTATAGATGAATTCCTTTTCAGTCATTAGAACACCGTCAACCCTAACCGCATTATCTAAAACCTTTTCAGCCTTTCCCTTTTGTAAAGTGTTTAGATTATCCGTAAAACCAAAGAAAGTATTTTTGATATTCATTGTTATTTGCCTCCTTAGAATATGTAAATTGTTATTAAATACTACATTCGAAGGATAAACGACATTTTTATATTTATCCTTCGCCTTGTAATACTAAATGTTATTTGCTCATTTCCTCCATGTATTCAATTACTCTATTTAGAGCATGTTGGTATTCTGTACAGTAATATTGTCCAGTGCAATATTCTAATTCAAAATTACTGTTAAAAGATAACCTGCCACTATAAGCAGTTCTAAAAGCGTATTCTATTTGCTCATCCTCTAAACTGTTAAGAAGTTCTAAAAATCCCCAATATCCGTATGCTCTGTTCTTATCTGCGTACTTCTTATAGCGGTTATAGTCAGATTTATAAGAAGATTGACTGCTATAATTACATAGGTCAAAATGAGGCTTACTGTTTGCGAATTCAACCATACTTTGTGCTAACGCCTTACGATTAATTGTCTTTACCATTTAAGAACACATCCTTTATTAGTTTAATAAATCCATAAGGAAAACAATGTAGTACGTTATATTTTTATGTATATTGTTTTCCCTAGCATTTATTAATTTGTTCTGTAGACGTAGTATGTTGCTCCATCTACTTCTATTTCGTTTTCTTCCCCGTCATAAGGTGAAAGGAAATGCCCGTATCCATCGTATCTAATTGCATCCTCAACAAATTCGTCAATGTCTGTAATCATGGCTGCAATTAGATCATTTGCATCCTCGCATAGTTCTTCTTGCATCTTACGTAAGGATTTTTCAACTCTGCCGTTGTTTTTAACATTAGAGTGTTCTAGGATAAAGCTTGCATTGAAAGCCCATAGGGATTCTTGAATATATTCCTTAACTTTCTTTTCCCTTTGTGATTCGCTCATTACATCAAATTCTCTTCCAGCGAATTCACTTTCAATGATTTCCTCGATTTCACCTTGAACAGATTTAGAAACTCCATAGAAATTTACCATTTTTCATTCCTCCATTTTCTTAGGAAGTTTTTGACTTCCTTTCCTTGATTTAATAATATCATATGTGCAACGGTTACGCAACTAATTTTTATTATTCTTTATAATTTTATTTTCAATACCTGTCTTATTACATTCCCTTGTTTTTAATCTCATTTTCAATCAATTTCAAAATATAATTGCTCATTGATCTATTATCTTCATTCGCTAATACCTGAAGTTTATCCTTCAATTCTTTTTCAAGGATTACAGCTACACGAGTTTTATTATCTGGAATTGCCATGTCTATTCCTCCATTTGGTATTTGAGACCATTATATCATTGTATTATAGGTTACGCAACTATGACACAATCTATCCGTTAAAATCTCTATTTGATTTGGAGAAGTATAACCACTCTAAACACGTTCCCAGACATAATATAAAGCCCATACAGCCTTATATCCGGTTTATATGGGTGAATAATCCCACTCTAAATAGATCCCACAAAAGAAAAGAGAGGCTTCACGCCTCCCACCTCTTGCTATTCACTATCTTGTTAGCCATTCGCATAAATGGGTTATCCTCTGATACTGCGACCTCTTGACGCTTTCTAGTTGGCTTCTCATTGCCTTCTAACTTCTTTAGAAGGGCTTTAAGTTCCCTTTCCTCTGCTTTGATTTCTGCCAATCTAGAAAGGATTTGATCCTTATTCATGTTGTCACTTCCCTTTCATCCTTTATACTTTATTATATGCAATACATGATATACTTATGTCTGTACACAAAAAATAAATGACGTATTTTACCGGATGAAAACAAAAGAAAAACCAGTTTATACAACTGGTTTAAATCCAATTTCTAAGTCTTCCCATTCACCATATTTATCATAGACATCTTTCGACCAAAACATATATAAACCGTCCGTTGTCTCAATTGCTATATCTTGTGGAATATCTATACCGCAACCTGCGTCCCTTAAATCCTCTAAACTTCCTAATTCATGTCCATCGTAATCAGATCCAAAGCGATTAATAGCCCATTCCAATTCATCCTCACCAAATGCATTGATTAAGTTATAGTCTAAACTTTTTTCATTGCCGTAAACATTATAGAATTTAACACTTTTCATCTATAATCACCCCGTTTGATTGTTAAATTAATTATATATTTTATACCTGTGTTTGTCAATCACTACCAACAATTAAAAAGGCGATTTTAAACAAATAAAAAGGCTGTTAAATTGCTACAGCCTTCAAAGGTTCTTTATTCCATCTTGTCGCTAATTCTTCCATGTTTTCAATCAACTGCATACATCCGAAAACATGTAACCCAGTTTTAACAAGTCTTTTTTGAATCTTATCATATATTGCATTGTATTCCCTTTGAGCCTTAACTCTTTCCATGTAACTAATACTATTATTAATACTTTGTATTGTCTCGTGTATCTGCTTAGATAGTTTCAAAATTGTTTTATCTTGAATTAATTGATAAGGAATATTGGCTGCAATCTTTATTAAGTTTTGGTCAAAATCTTCCTCAAATTGATTTTTAATTAATTCAGATTGTTTAATTGCCCAAACTTGATATTTATTCATTTTAACAGCCTCCTATATATGTAATAATTGATTACCTAAATATTAACACATACAATTAAAAATATCAATAATTAAAATTGTGATTTTAACCGGAAATATAAAAGAAAGAACCCTTATTTTTCAAGGGTTCACAGATTCGCTTATTACATGTTTTGATAAATTTTTAAGCCATTCTGGGGAATTGTCGTCATTTGTAAGTTCTTCCCATTGTGAAAGATAATATTTGTTCCATTCTTCCTGTGTTGCGCTCATTTGTGGACATTTCATTTTATATTCCTCCTTTAATCTTTCAACATGGTAAAAGTATCTGTATAAACCTTTTGAGCAATTGCCTTTAACCCTCTATTTACTGGAGATGTTAAATCAACGGCATTTTTAATTAAATGAAGTAAATCCTGTTTATATTGATAAGCTGTGATAATATGCCCTTTTTCTTCTAGTTGGTCGATCCATTCGCACATATCATGAATGATTTTATGTTGAAAATATGGCTTTACTTCTTGTTGATAATTCATTTTATATTCACTCCCTCTAATTGTTTGGATTAATCCCACATTCAAAACACGCATAATAACGAGAATCAAAACTATTATCATTCCATTCCTGAATTATTCTCTTTGCCGTATGTGCTGGACGTTGACGAACTAGAACCCAGTAACCATTTTCTAATTGCTGCCATATGGCAAGATAATCAGACAATGAATGATTTATAGTGTTGGTCATTTCTAATCCCTCCTATGGGAGAAGTAAAGCCCACATTATATTTATTTGTGGGCTTGAATTGCCTTCTTTGCTGCTTGGAATGTTTCAAAGGTTCCAATATATTTACATTCACCTGTAGACCAATTAGTCCATGTTGCTTGGAAGGCTCCTCCGATTTCTGTAACGTCCCCAATAACTTGATCCTTTTTCTTAATTAACATTCTCATTCGCTCCTTTGTAAATATGTATTATCTTCCATGAGTTAATAATAACAGATAACAAAACACTTTGCAACATTTATTTTTATATGTATTAAGATTTATTATTTTTCACTTTCTTTTTATGTTTATTTCGTTTTATATCATATCCTTCAAAATACTGTTTATAGTCTTCATTAATCCACTTTAAAATTTTATTATATCTTTCCTGTGTAAAATGTGGGTTCCCTTCCCTATACCATTCATCTAATTTATATTCCCATTTACTTGTATTACAATCTTTACATGCTGGAATACAATTTTCTAGATAAATGCTTCCATTTGGGTCTACATGTTCCCTATGTAAATCCGTATGTTTTAGGGTTCCTTTCCATGTTACAAAGTGTTCACTGATATGTAAATTGCAATAAGCACAACAATTATTAAAATACTCTTTACAGGATAGCCATTCTTTTTCACTTATTTGATGATCTTTATTAGTTCTCATATTTTGATATGTTTTAGCTTTTTCTGGGTTCTCTTCTAACCATTCGTAATATCTTCCACTATCTCTATACCTTTTATTTCTATTCCGGTTCCTTTCTTTTGAATCTGATTTACTATTGTATTTCTTTTTTAATTTCTTATATTTATCTTTGTTGCTTTCTACCCAGTTAACAGCCTCATTTTTCGCACACTCATTGCAGTATGGAAATAGTCCATCAATTCCATTTTTATCATTTTTATAAAAATAATCAGTAGTGGAAGGAAACCATTTGTCACACTTATTACATTTTTTATGGTCTATGTCTTCTATAATCTTATGTGTTTCATTCCATTTCTTTTGTCTACGTTCCTCTGATCTCCTTTGTTTCTCCTCTTGTGATAATGCCATAATTATTTTCCTCCTTGTAAACTTGTATGGACTTTGTTTGTCCATTAATTCCAATTATATTCAATACACATAAAAATATCAATAACTAATACAAAATAAAATTTATGTTTGAATGGAATATAAAAAGACTGCCATTATAGACAGTCTGTAAGAGGTTAGTATGTTTAATTATAATGTCCCTTTGCAGGAATAACACTTATAATATCATCGTCTACATTGGCATTTAGTGTGATATAAACATTGTCACCTAATTTTAAACCTTTGACCATATCAGAGCTTAATATAATTTCCTCATTTCCATTGGCTATTAGTGCATGATAATAACCATTTTTAACGGCTTCTAATGTGCCTAAATACGTGATAGTGGAATGATCCTTATTGTATGTGCCATATTCTTTTTCAATGGCTAGAAATCCATTTAAACCACTCATAGCATATGGATTATACAAAGCGTTCACAATGTCACCAGTTTTAATATTGTCGCCTTCTCTGATATCTCCATTGGTAAAGGTTATTGTATTGCCTTGTGTATCTGCTGCCGTATATGTGCCATTGTGGAAGGTTAAAACAGTATAAGGGACATAATCATAGGTGGGTTCCTCGCAAGCTGAAGAGTAACCGGAAAATGTGAATAGAGATACAATAGTAATGATAATAGATAGGGTTAACTTTTTCATTGGGCAATACCTCCATTTGGTTTTAGTTTAGTTTGTATTGGTTAAATTTATATGTGAATAGTTGTAACAACTAATTATTTTATATGTATTGCTAAGATGGAAGAGAGATATACAACGGCAAAGAATAAAGCAACGGGAACTGGGATTAAGATAGACATCATGAGTGCATCGAATTTAGTTAGGTTCATTGGTTAGGCTCCTTTTATAGTTAGTGGTGGGAATGGAAAGGGAGTTTTTTAGGCTCCCATTGTTTCAAGTTGTGCCTTTAGATCATTTATTTTTACATTTGCCCATTTCACAGTATATTCACTTTTTGCGTTTACAATTGCGTTCTCCCAGTAAGCAATATTCTTTTTAATGTCGTTTACTCTAATTTGTTTCCATGCGTTCGCTTGAGCTTCAGAACGTTGTTTTTGCTGCTCTAATGTGCTGATAGTATCAGGAGTTTTTAAACCTTCAATCATTGTGAGAACTACAGAACCTAGAGCCATAACTACCATAATTCCAATTGTGATAAGATACATTTAAAACCGCCTCCTAAGTTTTTATGTATTTCTTAACTCTTGAATATAGTATAACATGGAAAAAGTATAGATGTAAATATATAATTTAAAAATAATTACAAAAAGAGCCTTTTTAGGCTCCCTATTATGCGTATTTCTTTTTATTAATGTACATTGATACAGCTTCGATGATATCTATTTTATACTTTCTTGCTCCCTTTCCAGAAACATCATATATCATGTATTCCTCTTTCACTCGTGCGTCTATCTTGTCACCTACTACCCTATATTGACCATTTACGGGAATAACAGTTAGATCATGTGCTAATTTAGAGGCTTGAATAGTACATTCGTTTAATTTAATGCTATTTTTATTTTCAATGCTGATAGGCTCCTGTGTATCTTCGAATATATTGATAATTTCTTCTGGTTGCTGCTCATCCTCTAGGAATAGGTTATAAATGCGTTCAATGGATTGCTTAGTGTATGGATTAAGATTAGGAAGAGATTCAACATATTTTCTAGCTGTGGAAAGTCTGATATTACATTCTAAACATTGATCGAAAAAGCGTTCTAATGCTGTACCTGTGAATTTTTCAGGTGAATCTGCACACATAGCGAAAATTGAATCAATCTTTTTCATATGTAAAACCCTCCTTTAGTGGTGAAAGAATGGAATATTTAACCTAAATACATTGTAGCATAGATATAAAAATATAACAAGTAGATATTTAATTTTAATGTTAAAAGGTAAAAATAAAATCCATTCTAGGGGTGAATGGATTGATGATAGTGTATGTATATAATTATTTCTTAAATATATGTATGCCATGGATATTATCAAGTTTAAATGTATATGTAAAAACGTCATAATAATTATTAAAATTGTTTTCATTCTTTATCTGATCCAATATATCATAACCAATAGCATAGTATAAATCATTATTATCAATTGTTTTACCTTGAATAAGAAAGCGTAAATTATACATTTCTTTATTGTATATAGTCCATCCAATAACCTTTAATTTATTTTTAATTGTGTCTTGATATTCTGGGATAATATGATCAATTACAGCTTTTAGAAATGATGGATAAATCGAATATAATTTAATCAACTTTTTGTATACATATATAGTAGTATTTTTGGGTTCCCTCTCTTTAAATTGAAATACACTTTCAATCATGACATGATGTTTTAATCTAGAAAGGCAATTGTCTTTTTCTAATTGAATGGCATTATATAATTGTCTATTCTGATAAGTTCTATTATCAATTATTTCATTAACAACTGGGTTAATATTAAAGCCCATTTCATATGGTTTAAATTCATCTAGATATTTTTGTTCTAATTCATATAGTGATTCCCTATCTAGATTATTAGCTATTTCTAAAACTTCAAATACAAAATTGTCTTGACTGTGTATATTCCATGATTTTTGAAGTTTTGCGGAATGATGAATTCCTTTGTTTAATTCTCGAATATGTTGGTAAAATCTATTTTTAAAATTGATCGTGCTACCTATGTATATTTTATCATTTTTGATATTTCTAATTTGATAAATACCGGATTGATTAAGGTTATCAGTATTAATTACTGTCATGTATAATATTTTCCTTTCTTACTTCTTTTAATGGGTCAGATATATTATATATTAATGGATTGTAAAGCCCTCCTAAATGGAAAATCCAACTATGTTCCATACTTGGAAAGTCCTCAATTTTGCTGCTTTCTTCCAGTAATAGAAATTTAAAAGCATTTTCACCGTATGTATTATAATCTTCTTGCAATTTATAATTATGATGGCTTTTATTTTTTAACTCATCTAAATGGATCTTAATTCTATTGTATATATTTTTCGACCTACCTATATACTTTTTATTATTTACTGTGTTTACAATGCAATAAATACCTTTTATTTCTGTGTGAATTGGTTCCATTTCATAAAGGCTATAATTATTTTCAAGTATGTCTTGTGATATTCTTTCCTTTTTAATATGTGGTAAAATCAAATGTATTTTATATTTCTCATGATGTTTGGAACCTTGATAATGTAACAAAAGTCTATCTTTTAAACGTCTAAAGGAATAATCTAATAATATTTCTAAGATTTCATAAGGTATGTATTCATAAATATATTTTAATTCCATCATTAATTCATTATGTAATAGTACTGGATTATGAATAGACAATAAAGTTTTATCAACTATTATATTTCCTATCTCGTCTAGATAATCTGACTTTTTAATTTCCTCATGTAATGGAGTATTATAAATTTCATTAATAACAAAACCGCTGCCATGTTCCTTTAGATCCATTAACCTTTTAAAATTCATCATTTGAATATACTTTAATTCTTTTTGACCCTTGAAAACTTCTCCAGTTAATTCGCATAGTTCACGATAATTTTTAATGATTTGATTAGGCTTAATGTTAGATAGATCCATTGTGTATATGGTGACTCCTTTCTATGTGGTTAGGTGATATAAGGTGATAAGATACCAGTAAAGAACATTAGATACAATACAAGTATCTTACAATAGTAATAATAACATGAATAATATAAACTTGTCTATAATAATTTTATATGTGTATTGGGTGACTATGTATGATGTGAGTATATGGAATAGATACGAGTAAAGATATATACATATAGCTTAGAATGGATTGTAAAGGCTGTGAGAGCAAAAAGAAATAAGGAGGATTGCTCCTCCTGTTTTATAGTTCAGTTGCCCAATCTTTTGCAGTTGCTAGTTTTCCAAACTTTCCATGATAGATGCTGTTTTCTAGAATATCGTTGAAACTAGGAAAGGCATTCACTTTTGCGTCTATGTATCTTATTTCGTATAGTTGATACTCTTTGTCGTCCTTTACGATCAAGAATCTGTCATCATTAGAAACCTTGTAATCTACTCCGAAAAATTGATTCCCTTTAGTCCACTTCATCATTTTTACCGCCTCCGTTTATTTTATGTATTTCCCTTACCTCTTGATATAAGTATAACATGGATAGATATGGATTGCAATAGTTTTTATAAATTTTTTATATTTTTATATGTGTAAGTTTTCGACATTCTAGATTGTGGGATTGTCGAAGGAAAATGTGGTGATATGAGAAGATAACACTTGACAAATGGAAAAGTAGTGAACGTGGAACAATAGATAGGAATGTTTCACAGGAAATAATTATACACAGTTTATACACAAGATATCCACAGGCAAATGTGAGTATGTGTGAAACAATGTGCGTGGAACAATTGTATACAATATGGTAAGACTTCGAACACGGTTTGCATGTTATCCTCCGATTATAACCGCTGAAATAAATTATACAGGTTATAACGTGGATATATGCGAGTGGTTAACGTGCGAAAATGTAACCCAGTATAAATTGTAGCTGAATGGATGGATCTAAAATGGAATGTGATAACCGGATGAATGGCTGCAAATAGGTATGAGAATGTAACATAATAAGGGTGACAAAGTAACCAAATACCATTTAACATAAAAGGCATAATGTTACATTCTTGATATCTTATCTTATCAGGAATAGGATGGAGCCTTGATATATAAGGCATGGGGGCATACTTTACAACCAAAAACCACTTATATTAAACAATAGTTGCCGTAACACTCTCATTTCCACCAATTTTTTAGAATTTCACCGTTACATTTTCCACTATCGCAATCGGTATCGATTCGT